CGAGGAGAACAGCAGCAGCGCGCGGGCATGTCGACCAGATTATTCAGCAGGCCCTGGAAGATGGAGTGATTGAGCAGCATGAAGCCGAAGAAATTATGGAATATCACCGCCGCCATATGGCCGCGCGTGAAGAAGAAATTGCCGCGATTATCACGTTATTCAGCCGCAAAAATAAGTGACGCCAGCGGGTTGCAGCCCCTGGCGTCGTGGCGTGTCGATCAAAGTGTGGAGATACCTACGCATGAACAGTTTAACAACACAGTACCGCAGGTCGCAACTTGTAGCGCTTCCTGTTACCGGCGGTAAAGGCCCGGTGCAGTTCGTGTATGGGGTAAGAGTACAGGGCGCTGTTGAGCCTGTCAGCTACCCGTTTGCTGAGTGGGTTGTAGGTGATTTTAACAGCCAGGCGGAGAAAGCCGAATGCGAGAACTCGACAGGTGGTTTCGTGACAGAAGAGGCATCCCAGTTCGTGTCATACGGTGGGAGCCAGAATCGCGCCGCGTTATCTATCTGCGGAGTGACTACCCTCACGAATGCTTCAAACCACTCCAAATCTTCAAGCGCGATTTCAGAGAAATAAAGGACGACCATGAGCACTAAATTACAAGGCTATGTCTGGGACGTTTGTGCCGCCGCTGGCATGAAGCTGACCAGCGTTGCCATCATGGCGCGCCTGGCCGACTACAGCAACGACGAAGGCGTGTGCTGGCCTTCTATCGAGACCATTGCCCGTCAGCTTGGCGCGGGTGAAAGCACCGTGCGCACGGCGATCGGCAAGCTTGAGCAGGATGGCTGGCTGTCACGTCAGCAGCGCCGCAAAGGCAACCGTAACGCGTCGAACGTTTACCAGCTTAACGTGCAAAAGCTTCAGGCCGCTGCCTTTTCTCACCTGTCAGAATCTGACACCTCAAAATCTGACGGGTCAAATTCTGACGCCTCAAAATCTGACGCGTCGAAATCTGGCAAAAACGGCGGTTTTCACCCGTCAGAATCTGGGGGGGATCCGTCAGTAAAGTCAAAACAAGATCCATCAGATAAAAATCAAAACCCTTTCTGTCCGGTTGCTGCGCAACCCGACGATGCCGTGATGGTTACTGACCAGGCTGAACAGGTTCTGAATTACCTGAACCAGCAAACCGGATCGCGGTACCAGGTATCAAAAACATCGCTTGAACACATCCGGGCTCGCCTGGGTGAAGGGTTCAGCGCTGAAGAACTGAAACTTGTTGTGGATTACACCAACGAGAAGTGGAGTGCCGATTTGCAGATGGCGGAATACCTGCGCCCAACGACGCTTTTCCTGCCGAGCAAATTCCCTGGCTACCTGCAGGCCGCGACGAAGTGGAACGAAGCAGGGCGCCCGGCGCGCCGCAACGGCGAGTGGGTCAGCAGCACCGCTTCCCGCGCGACATTCCAGAACGTCGATTACTCGCTGCCGCAAAACTCGGGGTTCCGCTCATGATGGCTGATTCGGCAGCAGTACAGCCAGTGGCAGAACCGACACCGCGCGTATGGCAGCGTCCGTTCCTTAAATGGGCTGGCGGTAAATATTCGCTGATGCCTGAACTGGATCGCCTCATTCCGGCGAGCTCCCGGCTCATCGAGCCGTTTGTCGGTGGTGGCTCGGTTTTTCTCAACTCAGGTAAGCACGAAAGATTCCTGCTGGCAGATGCCAATCCGGATCTGATTAACCTCTATCAGATGCTTGCCGTATTGCCAGAGCAGGTAACGCTGCTGGCGCGCCAGCTATTTGCCGAAATGAGTGACGAGCCGAATTACTTCGTCGTTCGCCAGTCATTCAACGCGCAGCAGATGACTGGACCGGAGCGCGCCGCCGCTTTTCTCTATCTGAACCGGCACTGCTTCAACGGTCTGATCCGTTATAACCGCGCCGGCGAGTTCAACGTTGGCTGGGGTAAAAAAGCCAACCCGTATTTTCCGGATAAAGAGCTGCTGGCTTTTGCCGCGGTGGCGCCCAACTGCGTTTTCATGAACGCCGGTTACCGCCGCACGCTGTCGCTGGCGGGCGAGGGCGATGTCGTTTACTGCGATCCACCCTATGAGCCGCTGCCGGGCACGGCGGGTTTCACGAACTATGCCGCTGGCGGTTTCGCATGGGCTGACCAGGTGGCGCTGGTGGAATCCTGTGTTGCGGCGCATCAGCGCGGCGCGCGGGTAGTGATCAGCAACTCGACGGCGCCACGGATTATCGAACTCTACGAACAGCACGGCTTCACGCTGCATCACGTCAGCGCCCGCCGCTCTATTTCCAGCAAAGCCAGCACGCGGGAAAACGCTGCTGACATTGTGGCCATTCTCTGAGGAGGCAGCGTGAAAAAGAACCTGTTAACCGCCCGACAGCAGCAAATACTGAGCCTGATCGTGGCTTTCCATAAGGAGCATGGTATCCCGCCGACGCAAAAGGAAGTAGCCGATCTGATGGGCGCAGCATCGCCCAACGCGGCAACTGAAGTGCTGCGATCCCTCCAGCGTAAAGGCGCTATCACCCTTTTTCCGGGCGTGTGTCGCGGCATCGCCATAAACAGCACGGGCGCCGAAGATGAGGCAGTTTCGCTGCTGCGCTCGCTGGTGGCCGGTGAAGAACATGCGATAGACCAGGCGATCTCCTTCCTGAAAATGCGCGGGGTTGCGGTATGAAACTCACGCTGCCATTTCCCCCGAGCGTGAACACCTACTGGCGCGCTCCGAATAAGGGGCCGCTCAAGGGGCGCCATCTCATCAGTGCTGCTGGTCGTGCATTTCAGAGCGCAGCCTGCGCGGCAATCATCGAGCAGCTACGCCGACTGCCGAAGCCGTCGACCGAGCCAGCTGCAGTCGAGATCCTCCTCTTCCCTCCGGACGCGCGCCGCCGGGACATCGACAACTACAACAAGGCGCTTTTTGATGCGCTGACGCATGCAGGCGTGTGGGAGGACGACAGCCAGGTGAAAAAGATGCTGGTGGAGTGGGGGCCGATAGTGAAGGGCGGCTGCGTCGAGATCACGATCAGCTTGTTCCAACCGACAACACTGGGAACTGTTAAATGAGGGCGCTGCTCAATCCTATAGTCGTTGCAGAGCTGGGCCTCGTCATGTTCAGGCCGGGCGCCAGCCTGCTGATGCATTTCCGCCGCGGGCGCATGCTGCTGGAAAATGAGCCGCAACGCCTAGCGGGTATGCCCAACGGCGAACTGCCACCAGCGGAGCAGCCACTGGCCGAGGATCCTGCGCTCGCTGGTGTTTTCGAAAACGATGCGGTGCTGCGCCGTGCCGGCGGCATCGGCGGGCTGGAAAGCTGGCTGATGGAGACAAATGGTTGTCAGTGGCCGCACGAGTCCTGGCACGCGGAGAACATCACCACGATGCGCCACGCGCCCGGCGCGCTTCGCCTGTGCTGGCACTGCGATAACCTGCTGCGTGAACAGACTACAGAGCAACTGGCGCACATGGCGCGGGCGAACTGCGCGGCTTACATCCTCACTACTGCCCGCCGTGAACTGGGTTTCGACGATTCACATACGCTCACACTGCCGGAGTTCTGCTGGTGGCTTGCGCGTAATGGCCTGGCGGATGCCTTGCCGGAAGATGCTGCGCGGCAGGTGCTACGTATGCCGAAGCCGGTGATCCGTTCCGTCACCCGCGAAACAGAGCTGGTACCCGGTGAACGCTTCGGGCGCGAGATAGTGGAGGAGGTGGCTAAGCAGGTGCTGGCGCTGAATGTCGATCCGGAAACGCCGGAATCCTTCATGCTGCGCCCGAAGCGCCGCCGCTGGGAGAATGATAAGTACACCCGCTGGGTTAAAACGCAGCAGTGCATGTGCTGTGGCAACCCGGCAGACGACCCCCACCACCTGATAGGCCACGGGCAGGGTGGAATGGGGACTAAGGCGCACGACCTGTTTGTGATCCCGCTTTGCAGAGCACATCACGACGCGTTGCACGCTGACACCGTGGCATTCGAAGCGAAATACGGCGACCAGTTAGCGCTGATGTTTCGGTTTTTAGATCGTGCGCTGGCTATCGGCGCACTGGCGTAAATTGTGGAGACGCTATGAACCTCGAATCACTACCGAAATTTTATTCCCCTAAATCACCGAAGCTTAATGACCAGACGCCAGCCACTGGCGGCGTCGCGCTGACTATCACCGATGTAATGGCAGCACAGGGCATGGTGCAGTCGAAAGCCAGTCTCGGTTTTAATCTCTTCCTGGCGAAAATGGGGATTCAGGATCCGGCACCTGCTATTAATGGGCTGATGCAATATGCGCTGGCGCTGAAAAATCCGGTGCTGGGGAAGCTGAGTGAGAAGGCTCGCAGTGAAGTTCTGCCGGTGCTGGTGCAGTTTGCCTATGCAGATTATTCGCGTTCGGCAGCCAGTAAATCGATCTGCCCACATTGCGAAGGGAAAGGCGTGGTGCGGGAAATGCAGGACGTGGTTAAACACCCTGGCGTTAACGGCGTAGAGGCAACGGTTAAGCACGAAGTCGTAGAAGTGATGTGCCAGCACTGCACGGGAAAAGGAGAGGTGGGCACGGCCTGCCGCGGCTGTAAAGGTAAGGGGACCGTGCTGGATGAGAAGAGAACCAATCTCCTCGGCGCACCAGTCAGGAAAGTTTGCGGTCGTTGCAACGGAAACCGCTTCAGCCGTTTGCCTACAACACTTGCGCGGGTGCGCATAGAGAAGATTATCCCTGATCTGACCAGCTACCAGTGGTACAGCGGTTATGGCGATGTAATCGCGCTTTTGGTGACAAAATGCTGGCAAGAAGAGGCTTTTGCCGAGGTGCAGCTGCGCAAAGTTACAAGATAGATGCATATTCGCGATTTTTAGCGACACGATGCTTGCAATGTCCGAAAAAAATGGTTAGTATTTTCCTAACGATGGGCATTGTGCGTGTCACGTTATATAAATTAATCCTGAGCCTCGCTTTAGCGGGGTTTTTTATTGCTTGAAATATTCGTTTTTGCATCTGCTAACATAACTATTTATCTTCATATTTCTTAAAAATTATTGATTTCAATGCCGATTCATAATCATTAATTTCTGAAATTGAAAGGCTGTTTTCATATTTTTCCACGAACATTTCTTCAAGTGTTTTGATAAGTTCATCTCTGCTAAACTCTTCCCGAGACTGAGAATTTATAAAGCGCAAAATTGCTTCGCCTACTATGGCGTCAGTATTTTTGATAAAGGTTCCTTAGTAAATGATTATTCGACGGAACCTAGGGAAAAGTTCTTTTTTATCAGTAGGTTTCAGGGTGGGTAAGTATTGCATGAAGTAACAACGATTTTTCAAGCATACACGCTTTACCTTATGAAAGCTTTTATTTTAAGAAAGAATTAAATTTATAGATTTTTTTGCCAGTTCTTAAATAAAATTTATCTTCAAGTACCGCCTGGAGCGCATCAGGCGTGGCCGTCGCAGAAAGCGTAATAAACCCTCTAATTAGAATTTCTCAAGGCTGCCATCTGGCGGCTTTCTTCATTTCAATCCACAGGAAAACTATCAAGGCCACATTGTCGAGTGCAGCCTTGGCTCCTGACTCTTTAAATTACACAGCACCGACCCTTTACAGGCGGAGGTGGAGATGAAACGTATGCCGGACAAAGACGCTGGTTTCTGGGCAGGTCTTATTGCCTGGCTATACAGCCACAAAACAGAATGGGGATATGCAGGTGTGGCGGGCATGTTTTCTCTGCTGCGAAGTGCTTATGCGCAGTCCTCATGGAGTAAGCGTGTTCTTGACGCCGTGTCGTGCAGCGCACTGGCATTCTTCGCCGCGCCGACGCTTCAGGTGGTCGGGGGCGTTCTTAACTGGAATGTCCCCGATACAGCCGCTCAGGTGTTTGCGGTGTACATCGGGTATGTCGGCAATGACTACATCAGCGAGAAGCTGCGCGGGTGGATTAGCCGCAGAACGGGAGATAACAGTGAAAATCAGTCCTGACGGGCTTGCCCTGATTAAGCGTGAAGAAGGCGAGCGCCTGAAAGCGTATCGCGACACCAAAGGCATTCTGACGATCGGCGTCGGTCATACCGGGCCGGTGGATGGCCGGGCCATCACTCCAGAGCTTACAATCAGCAAAGAGAAATCAACCGCGTTGCTCCTGGCTGATATTGCCTGGGTTGAGAAAGCTATTAACGCCAGCGTTAAGGTGCCGCTTACCCAAAATCAGTATGACGCGCTTTGCAGCCTGGTCTTCAATATCGGCAAAATTGCCTTTGAAGATTCCACCGTCCTTAAGCGGCTCAATGCCCATGAATATCACGGCGCGGCCGATGCTTTCCTGATGTGGAAACGCTCCGGTAACGATCCGGATATTCTCCTGCCGCGCCGCCAGCGTGAAAGAGAGGTGTTTCTGACATGAACCCGATCAACTTCATAAAGAACTATTCACACATTATCGTTATCGGCCTTATTTGCATTGCGCTGTGGGGACTGAATGCCCGTAACGCCCAGTTAACTGCGACTAATGAGCGGCTGGAGAAGCTGGCGAACAGCAAAGATGACCAGATTAACGATCTGCGTTCAAAAAATGACGGCCTGGCCGCCAGCGTGGGCGAACTGGTAACCGCCGTCAGGCAGCAGAACCAAGTGATGTCCCAGGTCACTGAACAGCGCGCTGTAACCGCACAGCAAAACCGGAAGCTACAGAATGAAATTAAGCAATACCTTGAAGCGGATAAGTGTGCACAGTCTCGTGTGCCTGATAATGCTGCTGACCGGCTGCGCGCCGCAGCAAAAGCCGCGGGTGGAGTACCGGACAATAAGCCAGCCGCAAATCAGCCTGCCCGCAGAGCTGACCTCACGCATTGATGCACCTGAGCCGCCGGACGGAATGACGTTCGGTGACAGCGTTCAGCTCAGTGCGCAGTTATACGGGCTGGTGGGGCAATGCAATATCGATCGCGCTGCCATCCGGCAGATTGAAGAGAGCAGGCAACATGCTGCTGGTGTGTTGGAAAAAATGTCCCCTCCGAAATGAAATCCGACACTTCGGAAGGGAGACCAAATGGTCGCTCGTTACGTATAACAAGCGAAGCATAGTGCAAAGTGGATAAATAGATGTATAACCTAAGTCAAATCAGCAGGTTTCTTATTTACTTTTTTGATTTGTGTCGGTTTGACGGCTTATTTGCGTAAAAAAAAAGCCCTCCAGGTGAGGGCTGCAATAATGCATGCTTGATTTGAAGAGATACTTGTCATTGCTACGACGTGCTCATCTCTGAGCTTCCCCTGGCGTGGGTAGGAGCCACAGTGAGGAGATTTAACTGTTGCACACAATTCCCAAACAACAAGCGTAAGCGGTGAGTATTAGGAAGAATCCTACTGCATCAGTAGATTTAACTGCTCCTGCGCTGCCTGTATTTTGTTTAGCCTCCTATAATTTCAGAAATCAATACGGAGGCAGCAACAATGACTTTCTTCATTGTCTGGGAAGCATACACACGCGACTGGCAACTGATGCAGAAGGGCTCACGCTTCATGAGCACTGACGATCCTGACATCATTGATGTTGATCTTGCTGACTATGTGGCAGACATGGCAAAAGCACTCGGTATTGAGGAGAAATACCTCGTAATCACTTCGGTTCAATCGCTTGGATTTTTGAACTAGCCTCAGAACTGCTATGTTTAAAGCTTCATTAATTTTATTGAGGTCTCCATGCCATTTAGCACGCTGATCAAAACCATAACAATTTCAAATGCTGTTTCAGGGGATTTCAAATTCGAGATTTACCAGAATGATAAGGCTCTTTTCCATGCGGATATATCCCGCAAAAATCCACTCGGTAAATGGGATCCGTTCCGCAATAAGTTTAGATTTAGCAGAGCCTTAGACATTGAAGAAGTTGTTGGGCGTTGTAAAAAACTTGTTGATGATCAATTCTTTGCTATGAAAGAGTAAGGTCGTCTCAGAACAGTAAATTTGAATGCAATCAAGCCACTGGCATCCGCTGGTGGCTTTTTTATTGCGCCTCATCCATCCAAATTTAGAAGGGAACTTCATGAGCGAAGCGAAACCACAAGACGGAAGTATCGTTAAGTACGGACGTGACTTAAGCATTGCAGAAAAGCAGGCGATGAACCGACTTAAAGATGCAAGCCGGGTATTTCTGACTGAGCTTGATAACGTTGGTCGACTGATTCCTGACATTGACCACCGCTGGGCTGCTATTGCCAGAACAGATATGCAGACCGCGTGTATGGCAGCATGCCGCGCAGTTTCTCGGCCTGACGCAGACTGCTAAGGCATTACAGCAGTGCCTTAAATAGAACAACGCATTATAATGCGCTATTGGTGTTAATTTTCAGGGACGAATAGGTAATGCTTGGCTACTTTCGTACGTTAAAAGATGCTTTCAACTGGAAGAGAAAATTAGGCCTAAAGCAGCTGATGCTCTTTGCTCTTCATAACGTCCTCGCATACATATTTCTGGTTGGCTTGTATCTCGTTGGATTCAGTCTCGCTGCCGCCTTATATACGCCCTTGATGGACTCTCTAACGGCTGACTCAATAGGTGAAATTACGGCTAGCGTGCTTCTGGCATTAAAGATTATTTTATCGATTCCACTAATCCTGCATGTTATCAAAAGCATAGTCCGAGGCATTACAGCAGGCATTCACTGAGTGCCTGTTACAGTGCTAAGGATCTCAAGACTGGCACAACTGCCTAAGGCATTTATTTCACCCTCAGAGGGCGAATCTTCACAGTGAGAAAGCTGGTAAGTTACCAGCAGGGCTACATCAAAGCACAGGGCCTAACATACGCTATGAGGGCGGCAAGTTTATTTTACAAAAAATGAATATGAAAAATTTGGCAGCACAGGATGTAATGCTGCCATAAGAAGATTATCAGTTAATGTTCATTAGGAACTGCGCAACTGTTGTTAAATTAGCTGCAACAGAAAGGTATCCTGCAAATCCAATTTTAGAAAGCCTCTCTGAAATTGTTTCCTGATCGTTAGGATCTATTCCCTCGAGTGCTTTTTGTGCCTTTTTCAATTCTTTATATGAAACTGATGTATCTATGCCTACATGATGAAGTTCCTGAGGAGATGGCAGTATAGCTATCCCACTTCCTCGATTGTCATGTATGTGAGAATCAGTAAGTTCTATTTCTATGTCGGGGTGTTGACCCATAAGAGTCAAACCATCACCACCGTTATGCCTGATGGTTGCTCTCGTTAATTTAATGTTAACCATATAATCACCTTTTATGTGCTGTGTAACCCCTGAAAGTGGAGTCGCTTCAACTATATCTCCAATATAGTTATGTCAAAAATCATATCGTAACTTTATTGAATTCCTTGGCACTGTTAAGGGTTGTTAACACTTTTGAATGCAGCTTTTTTGAGAGACAAACATTTGAAGAAAAAACTAAACCCCTCCAGCCTCAAGTCGAGGAATTCATTTTTCTCCTGCTGCAATCC